GTGGAGCCGCCCCAAACCCAGTAGGCTTCGCGATAGGCGAAGTCCTTGGAAAAGCCAAACTCAGCTGCACGGCCGTCGTTGTTAGGCTCGATGGAATGAGCGATGATGATTTCGCGGGTGAGGTTGGCGCCTGAAGGGTCGTCGTATAGTTGTAAGATGGAGTCGTCGCAGTTCTCGCGGCCGAAGTATTGCACGGTAGCGGCGACGGTCCAGGTGAACTCGCGGTAGAAGACACAGGGGCGGTAGTTGCCATCGATGTCAACGTAGTATTCGCCGAGACAGGGGTTGATGCAGTTGATGACAGATTTGAAATCTTCGTAGATCAAGAGGGCTGCGGTACCGAAGATTACTAGATCGTGATAGAACACCGCGATGGCGTTGTAGAAGTTCGACTCAGCAAAGATCAAGTACAAAAGGCGTTCGCACTCGGCCATCCATAGACTGATCGGCGAGGTCTTGGTTGAATCCAGCCGACCAACCTTCAACCGAATCCATGGAGAGGTCGGCGAGGACTTGCCGGAGACTAGCCCCGCACTCAGTCGAGCCGCGAAGATGCAGCCCGAAGAATCCAGGATATGTTGGTTGATGGGGGCGCCTCGGGCCATTTGGTTGGGGGTTATAATCCATTTGTATCTCCGGGGAAGAAAGTAATCGGCTAGCTCACGCCAGTGTACCCACCAGCTGTAGCGATTGACACGAAGACCCATCAGCCGGCCTTGGCTATAGTTTAGTAAGGCTAGATCGGTGGGCTTACGCTGGTTGGCCATCAGGACTTAGGCTCCATGGGATTTTGGCGCTCATCGGCTGTGCCTTTGGCCACCCCTTCGGAGAAGGATAAGCCCTTCTCGGCGCTGACGAGTTTGTCGAGGCGGGAGTTGACACTGAGATGGAGTTCGGTGAGTTTGTTACCGTTGCGCATGGATGTGAAGGCATTGATGATGATGCCAATAAGGGTGATGACTTGGCCGATGACAATTACAATAGCACCCTCGGACATTAGACCCTCACTGGGGATTGGGCGGATTCAGGAATGGAGTTCATCTTGTCACCGATGCTGCCGTCGGCGGGTTTGAATAGGCGGCCCTCGGAGTTCATCTGCGCAGCTGCCATAGCGACGTACACGCCATTGGGCGGCGGTGGACTTGGCTGTTGAGCTTGAGGCTGGGCTTGGCCACGGCGGGCGGTGATGATCAAGGGTTATTGTCCTAACAGAGATTTGCCGCCAGCGAGATTGTTGGTGGAGGCGGCGGCGGCACTGGCCAGGAAACTGGGGCCGGCAGCTGAGGTACCGGTACGAGTGCCAGTCGGTGATGATGCAGCGGGAGCGGCGGCTGGGGTAGCGGCTGGGGTCGCAGTTGGGGCTGAGGTATTGATACCAAGCAGCGAATCGACTGTTTTGATAATGGGACTGACCATGAGTTATTGTCCCAACAAAGAGCGGGTGCCAGCGGTCTGGTTGGCCTGGGGTGTTGCTGCGGCAGCGAGAAAGCTGGGGCTGACGCCGGAGGAAGTATTGGAGGTTTGACTACCAACCGGGTTTTGAACTGGTGGGGCGCTGGCAGGCATGTTGACAGTTGTTGAGGAGCCTCCAGACTTGTCTATGGCTGATAAAGCCGCAGCACCGCCAAGGGCGCCAACACCAGCAACGCCAGCGCCAAGAGCGGTTGCGGCAGTTCCTGTGACAGTGCCCCCAAAGAGTCCGGCAACTGTAGTACCGAGTGCACCAAGAGTGACTGGATCGACCATGGTTAAACTACCATTCGTTCGGGGGAGAATGGATTCCATTCGGAGATGACGAGGTCTTCATGTGGGAAGTCGCCGCCGGCGTTGGCGTTGGCTGCGAGCGGGCCACCGAAGGTGAGGGCCAGGGCGTCGAGGTCGTCGAGGACGAGATTAGGATTGTCGGCGAGAAGGTCATCTTTGGAGACTAGTTGGATTGCACCAGACTTCTCGGGGACAGTGTAGCGGATTGCTAGCATTGCAGTTTTGAGATTGGGATCGGGTGGAAGTGCACCGGTTTTCATCCAGGCGCGAATCGCACCGTACATAGCAGCACGCTTGTTGGCGTACTTTTCACCTGAGGTGTCGAAGGTTATGCCGGAGATGTCGTCTTTGCCACCGAACTGGACACCGAGGACCCAGAGGCGTTTCTCGCGGCAGATGTCGACGACGCCACCACCGACACCGCCTTCGTCGATGAAGATTCCATCGGGGCGGTATTCGTGGAAGACCTCGAAGACTTTGTTGGAGAGCTCCACAGTCGAGAGGCCGTTGTAGGATCGACGTTCAATGGTACGGGCGTCTCGGCCCTTGCGGGGGAAGATAACGGAGTTGTTTTGACCGAAGCGAGCGACGTCGACACCAATGGCGAGTGGGGTCTCGCGTCCGACATAGGGCGCTTCTCGGCTCATGGCTTCGTCAATCTCGAGGGCTGAGAAGAACTCCATTAGGCCCTTGAGGGGGAACTGGCCCAGCCAGCGGACACGGACGATGTCGTTATCTTCGCCGCCGTAAGCTTTGATTTGTTGATTAATGTATTTCTTGTTGGTGATCTTGACAGTGCGACTGTCGATCTGACGATGTTTCCACATCGAGGCGAAGCGACCGCCCTCGAAACATTCACGGAAGTAGCCGATGTTGCGAGTTGGGTTGCCGAAGATTAGGAAGATGATCTGGGTGTCCTTGTCGGACATGGCGCCCATGGCGGTTTCGTAGATGATGTCGGCGATCTCGGAGCCTTCGTCGAAGATGATGATTAGACGTTTGCCTTGGTTGTGCATACCGGCAAAGGCGGCTGGGTTCTTCTCGGACCAAGGGATCATGTCGATGCGCCATGTTTGGGCACGATCGGGGTCCTTGGAGAATAGGGCGGTGGCGGTTAGGTTGAAGTGTTCACGGGTGAAGAAGCAGAGATTGTACCATTTACCGATTTCGGACCAAGTCTTCGTCTTTAACTGGGTCTCGGTATTGGCGGTGATCATGCCGCGGCAGTCGGGGAAGGTGCAGAAGGCCCAGAGAACGATCCAGGCCACCGTTGCAGACTTTCCAATGCCATGGCCACTGGCGGTAGCGATTTGAATTGCGGTGTTCCAGTCGATGAGGCCTGATTTGATGTCGGCGAAGAGTTGCTTGGACCAATCATCTGGGCCGTCGAAGTTCTCAAGCGGAGTCCCTTTCTCACCCCATGGGTAGGCGCCCATGGTGAAGGCATAGGGGTCGTCGCGGACTTCGGATAGCCAGTTGAGGAGGTCTTCGTTCACGGGTTAGTATCCGTAAGTTCTGGCCGAGATTACGGCAACGGGCTGCTGCGCTCCGACCTCAAGTTGATCCGAACACGTGGATGCAGCCCATCCGGTATTCCACACCACGTCCCAATCTGGCCGGTATGTGCCGTCCGGTTGGGCACCCTGGCGTACGATCGAGCGCGCAGTCGCCAGCATCGTCGAGCGCCACGCGGCCTGTTGCGACGGCGAAAGCAGGGGATAAACATAGGTGTCGAATGGAAGCAGGCCATAAAGCGCTGTGCGTGCGTCACGGTCATTGATGAGTACGCCGTTCGGGTCGACTTCCTTGGCGAGGATTGAAGCCGCCGTCTGTGTCGCCAGCGTCGAATAAGCCGAGCCATAGGTCGCCGACAACTTCGCGTTGAGCGCCGCATAACTGAGATTGTTTGAAAGCTGCGTCACCGATGAGGCTGGCGCGATGTTGAGCGGATTAGCGCACTCGTTTTCTGCTGTGACGATGCCCTGATAGCTGCCGTAGGCGAGCGCCCCGAGGAACGGGAGCACGGCGATCCCGAAAAGAAGTTTGCGGAGATTGGTCATTTGATAGCCCATGTAGTCGGGGTTGGCGTCAACGTAAGTGAGGTGCAGCTGGCATAGAGCCCAACGCCGCCATTGGTCGCCGTCCACTGCCCGTCGATGGTGTCGGAGCCATTTGGCAGGATGACCTTGTTGTAGGTTGATGCGTTGCACGTTGCGTCTGTGACCGTGATGTCCCCTACGCGGGCCGATAACGATGGAAGCGTCACGGTTTGTACGGCGCCTCCCGTTAGAATTTCGTCGCCTTGCGTCGCAGTAATGGTAACAGTTGACGCTGACGATGATTGTTGGCCGGATATCAGATTCTCTGCCGCCGCGCCTGGCGGCAGGGGATCGAGAATAGTTTGCTCGCTGGCAATAACATTGGCGAGCATAGAAAAAAGCGGTATGAGGATTAGCTGGCCGCCTTGGGTTTGGTAGATGGACTGAGCATTCTGTTGAAGCAGTTGGGCTTGGGTTTTAGAAGTTTGGGCACAGGCTAGGCTTGTAAGACCGAGCCAGCATAGGATTGCAATGAGGAGCTTGTTCATAATGGCCTCAGTAGTAGGTCACAGTGATGTCGCCGGCGGCCGTGCCTGTGACAATGGTTAGGCCTACAGTGAAGTTGATGTCTAGAGTGAAGCAGGGATTAGTAGAAGCGTATAGGGTGATGACGGCGATGGTTGGGGTGGTTGCGGTTAGGGCATCATCAACCGTAATAGTCTCGGTTGCGGCAGGGGTGTTGACACAGATTGTATGTAAAAGACCCCCGCCAGACTTGACGAGGGTCGTTGTGTCAGTGGTGATATGGGCGTATTTGTAGGCTGTGACTACATATTGCGGAGAACCGAAGGTTTGGGCCGATGCTGGAGCCAATCCCAGCAAGAGTAAGATTGGCCACAGATAGCGAATCATTCGGATGGATCCTCGATTTGGCGGCTACGTTGGATAGCCCGCTCTAGCCGAGCAGCGAAGCCAACGTTGATGTTGGTGGAGGTGGTGTGTTTGCCATAGCCGAAACGGTCCATGCGATCGGCGGTGATCCGGGAGAGGTCGCGGAGGGGGATCACTGAGCCGAGTTCGTCGGCCGCGTCCAGTTGATCGGCGATGTGGCGCTCGGCCTTGAGCATGTTGGAAGTGGCGATCTCGGCTAGGGCATCGACGTGTTCACGCCAGTTCTCGTGGACCTCGGCCCGATAGCGGGTGATGAGTTCGATGAAGCTGGGGTCTTGCTTGAGGATGACGATTCGCTGTTGGGAATAGCCGGTGAGTTCGGCGGTTTCCTTGTTGGTCTTGCCCAGGGCGAGATAGCGAGCGACCATGTGATGGGAGTCGCGAAGCTTCATGACTTGGTACTTGGTGGTGGGTTTGCGAAGTTCTTCGAGATCGGCGGGGACCAGGTCACGGACCGACTTCACCACCGGGGAGCGGGGGTTGCGGTATTGAATGGATCGCTTGGCAGCGGCGTAGTCGGTCATAGGCGGCGGACCAGTGGTTGTGAGTCTGGCGGGGGCGGCCCCTCTTTGTCGGCCTTCCTGATCTGTGTGCTGTGAACATTATGAGTCGGCTTGTGAAAATCAATCAATGCTTGTGATAGGGTGAGGGTTCGATCGTAGCTAGTTGCGATCAATGATAATGAGTCGAATATGATGCCTTTAATTGGGAACCACTCAGGTAGCCTTGGTCCCTTAGCGGCGGTTCGATGAGCGGCAATTGACATGAGCATGCAATGACTACGCCCGACGAAAACCACACGACCGTGTAGGCCTAGGAGATAAACTCCGGGCTTTAAGATATCACTGAAATCCGCTGGAACTTCACAGTTTGTGTTCACACGTTTGTACCTGAGATTGATATTCTCAATCCACTCATGATGATTTTCAAAGTCGTCGCCCGTTCCCTGTAAGAACGAGTGCGCCTTTGTCATTGTCGGGGCTGTGCGCCACATCTTCGACATACACCCATTTCCCATTCTAATTATAATTATTTTCCTAAACCGGCTAAAAGTCAAGTGTTAATTATCGTTCTGATCATGTGGAAACTTCAAATTTCAAAATCGCATATTTTTGCTGGGAAAGGCTCCTAGGGCGAGCAAGAACCAAAATTTTGGCCCTGGGGGTGGGCCAGGGCCGTTGCAAGAATGTTACGGGGAGGGAAGGGCGAAGCTAGGGCATGGTGCGCCCTAGCCTAGCGTGGTCAGTCCGGCTTGGCGGCGAGGCGGTCAGCGTTGGCGGCGATGAACGCCTCGACGGCCTCGCGATTGGCGAAGAGGCGTTCCCATTGGGCGCGGTAGAGAGTGATAGGCCAGCGACCCATGCCGTAGACGGATAGTGCGCCTTTCTCGCTGACTTTGAGAGTGAGTTTGCTGGATGAAGCCTTACGCATGTTGGCGATGATTTCAAGGAGTTGGGCTTGAGACTTGTCGGAAAGGTCTTGGAGAACGATACCCATGTGGATGCTCCTAGGAGTTCGGCGATTGCCCGGTTGACGAATGGAGGATCGCATGGGTCGGCGGTTCGGTCAAGGGCAATGTGGCCCAGCCCGATCACGAAATATTACAACGTCGTAACAATTCGTGATCGCTCCGCCATGGTTCGGCCACAATTGGCGGGCAAACTGGGGGTTGTGAGGCGCATTACCCGAGTTCAAAACTGCCATGATCCTGCCATAGTCCTGCCATGATCCTGCCATTAGGCTGTTAAGCGGGGTGGGCCACATATCCACGCGAGTGGGCGTATACATATCTATCTACATCAAAAAAATTTTTTAAGACAGATAGGAATAGGTAGGTAGGTAGGGTAGTGTGCCGATATGTGGCCCATAGGCCTAAAGGGCCTAATGGCAGGACTATGGCGGGGTAATGGCAGGACTATGGCGGGAGATTGAGCTTGACATTTGAGTTCAAGTGTGGATAATAGGTTGGAGGATGGAGGATGACTATGGAAACGAAAGCTGAGATGTTTGATAGGTTAAATAGGATTAGCAAGGACCATGAACAGACCTTGCGAATGTTGTATGAGGATAGTGGACCGGAAGGTGTAGTGGCTTACTTCACAGCTATGTGTGGAGCGTTGAGTACTGTGATTGATGTGAATAACGATTGCGAATTGGCAATTGTACTTGCTAATATTTGCCGTACTACTGGGTACGAACTAGTAAAGCTTGGGATTGTAATCAAACTTATAAGGAGCTAACCCATGCTTACCTACCGTAAAATCGGCGGGCTACACTGGATATTCATCGGTCGCCTGCGGATCGCTTGGTGCGTGCGACGTCAAGGCAATCCCAACGTGCGAGCGAAGCGAGTTGTACCCATGAACATACCAATGCCCCCGACCAAGTCTAGCCTGCAACGAATGGAGAGAACTATGAACATTGTCCAACTCACTGATGCTGGCAACTGCCCTGAATACGAATGGGTTAGCGCGGATAGTTGTCAGGTCATGCGGCGATCACCATTTAGCCACAAATGGCATAGAGCGACTATAGCTATAACCCATGAACACCTAGCAAATTGGCATGAAGGCCGGTTAATCCAGAATGCAATGCCACATCTTACCGATGATGAACGGGAGTTCTTGATTACCGGAATTACCCCTAGCGAATGGGCAGAGACATTCGGGGAAGGGGATGATTAATGCTCAATGATCCAGCGAGCGAAGCGAGTTGGGCCTGCAACGAAGAGAGAACACAATGACCAATCGTTACATGAAAGAATACTCCTCAGGCTATCGAGAAGCTACCGACAGTGGTGAGGCTTGGGGGAATCCTTATGTTTATCAAACTGTAGCTTGGCACGCTTGGGATTGTGGGTTTAGAGCAGGTCAGCGAATGCTAAACCCTACCATCGATGATAACCACCTAGAGCTAGAAGCAGCTCTAGCGGCGTGGAGCGATGAAATATCTCGCTAGCCCATCGTCCGATCGGTCCCGTGCAAAATTCCCGAAAATAATTCTTGCAATTCGGACCGGACGGGCGCATAATAGGACATAATCGAGGTACATAGCAGAAGGACTTAGGTCATGCGCTTGTATAAACTCACAGATCAAAATGGTTACACAAGGCGGG